TCGACTCGAACAGCCGCTGCTTGGCCTCCGCGGCGGCCACGGGGTCAGGGATGATCTTGTCGAGCAGCTTCCCGATTACCGGGACGGCAGCGATGAGAAATTGCAGCACGGTGGCCTCCTGTTAGATGCCGAGCCGCCGCGTCAGTTCGCGAACGGCGTCTTCTTCGTCCGGCGTGAGCACAACCGGCTTCTTCGGCGGCGGCCGCAAGTCGATCAGTTCCTCCCACGGCACGTCGTAGCTCTTCCACGGCGGCACCGCCGCGCGCTCCGCCGGCAGCATCCCGGCGCGAGCCTCGACGGCGCGCGATTCCGCCTCGCCCATGAGTTGCCTGTACCAATCGTAGGCCACTTGCTGCTGGATGGAGCTGTCCAGCTCCGGCGGTAGCTTGCTCACGGACTTGACGTAGCTCTTGTACTCGCGCGCGATTTCCGGCGTGATCTCGTGCGACTGCCACGCCTGCATCGCGTACTCCTCGAGCGACAGCGGCTTCGTGATATCCGCGCGCTTCGCCTTCAACATATCATATGCGCGCTTGTGCGCCTTCGGGTTGGTCGAGCCACCCCACATCCGCTTGTCGCGGAAGGCCATGTCAGACGAGCCGCCGGGTGCGAAGCCTTCGGCACCCTGCACGGAGTGTTGCAGCTCGTGAAGCATCGTCCGGCGGGATTCCTCCGCCGAGCGCCCTGATTTCAGATACAGCTCGCCGGCACCCTCGTTGAAGGCACCCTCGCCGCGCGCGCTCGGCGGCAACAGGCGCGTGCTTTGCGGCAGCCGGGCGCCGTACGCCGCCTCAAGCTCCGGGTGCTGCATTAGACTGTTCTTGCCAACCGCTGGTCCGTAGTCGAGGTCGGCTGCCGCGCCGGTGGCGACAGGGATGTCGCTCGAGACGCCGCCGCGCGGGTTGATGAGCGCCTTACTGTCGTCGATCTCGAAGCGCCATTCCTTGTCCGGCCCGCGATACCAGCCGGTGTCACGCCAGATCGCCTCGCGCGGCGCGCCCGCCTTCTCCATCTTCTGAGCCGCGTCCAGCTTCACCAAGTCCGCGGTGCGCGCGCCCTTGCCGGCGAGGATGCCCGCCGCTGCCGGCACGAACGGCAACATGCCGACAGCCGTTAGCGCGTAGTTCGCCGGCGTGCGGCTCTCGGGTTCGTTGGCGTACCGGTGCAGGTCCGAGAACAGCCCGACCGCGTCGCCGACGACGGGCAGGGGCGTAGTCGCGAGCGCGGCCGCGTCGAGCGCGCCCTGCGACGTGACTTCCGGGTTCAGCGCGCCACCTGGGGCGGCGTCGCGCAGGTACTGCCAGAGCATGTCAACGAGGCTAGGCTTCATTTCGGCGTTACCTCTTGGAGTTTCGTGTCCCACTTCTGGCCCAGCTCTTTGAGCAGGGCGGTGTAGAGCTTGGAGCCCATGACGTAGGCGTCCGCCAACAGGGTCTCCGCTTCGGAGCGCTGGGGCTCCGGCAGCTGGTCGATGTACCGCCAGAGGGCGCGCTGCACGCCGCAGATCGTGTCGTAGTTCTGCGGGCCGTGCTGGGAGCGCAGCTGCATCAGCGCGCGCTCGGTGTTCAGGGCCGACATTACTGCCACACCCCGGTGCGCATTTGTTCCGCGAGCCGGCGGGCGCGCTCCGGCGTCTGCTGGGCCCACAAGCTGTCGAGCATGTACGTGGCGGCGTCGGCGTAGCGCCCGCTCTCGATCGCGAGCAGCGTGCGCCCAAACTTCAGGAGGCCGCCGACGCCGAGCTGGAACGCCATGTTGAGGAGCACGCCTTGGCGCGCCTCGTCGAGCTTCAGCCACCACGGGAGCGTGCGGTTCAGCTCGGCCATCTTGTCGCGCAGGTCTTCCTCGAAGATCAGCTGCGAGATGCGCGGCGAGATGCGCCCGCCCTTGCGCGCGTCGACCAAGTGCCCGATCCCGATCGTCCAGAAGCCGAGATGGTCTTGGTAGACGGACAGCTTCTCGCCCTCGTCGCGCCGAAGCTGGGTCGTGATGCTGTCGACCAAACTCATTGCGACACGTCCACCACCAAGACGAGATGACCCTCCGGCGCCGCGCGCGACGTGATGCCGAGCAGGTAGGCCCGGCCGCCGCGGACGATGAACGCGCCGCCGCCGGAGTTACCGCCCGCCGCCGATGCCGTCACGAGGAGCAGGGCCTCGTTCTCGAAGATGACCGGCTCTTGTACGTCGCCGCGCGTCAGTACCTGCCCGATTCCGTACGGGTAGCCGACGATGATCACGGCCTCGTCCTGTTGCGCTTTGCCCTGCAGCAGCGGCGCGCACGGGCAATTGAGGCCCGGGACTTCGACGCGGGCAAGGTCGGTGCCCGGGAAAATGTGCCACGAGCGGATCGGCAGCCACTTGCCGTTCTGTTCGACGCGGGCCACGCCTTCCTTCGCGCCGGGCTTGCAGTGCGCGGCCGTCAGCGCCACGCCCGGGCTGATCACCACGAGCGAGCACACGCCCGTCTTGGTTTCCATCCGCAGCGTCACCGCGCGCGCCTGTTGGTCGGGAGCACGTACGTCGTCGCCGGTCGCGGCACCCAAAAGGGTGAAGGCGAGGAGGAGGGCAAACAGGACGGTGATCGGGTGCTTCACGGGCGGTGCTCCTAGTTGTTGATGTCGAGGGGTAGCGCGGAGATCAGGCGGAACGAGCGGACTTGCGCGAGGTCCGCGAACGTGACGGCTTCAATCTCGAATCCGTACTTGTTGACCGTGCGGCGAACCTTCGTCGCGATCTTGTCTTCCGGCGGGTTCGCGACCAGCTCCTCGTGCGCGTGCTCGCGCACCGCGGCCCGGATCGCGCCCATCGCAACGTCGGCGAGCGCGTCCTGCTGGTCGAAGATGTCGGTGATGAACGGCTTCACGTCGCGCACGCGGTAGCGCACGATCGCCGTGACGACGACCACCTTGCCGTCCGCGGTCGTGAGTGTCTGCGGCGGGAGGCGCATCGTGGTCAGGCACGTGGTGATCTCGATCGCCTTCTCGACGAAGGGAATCTTCCAGTGGAAGCCCGGCGCGCACGTGCGGTTGTAGCGCCCGAAGCGCAGCACGCCCGCGTCTTGGTAGGCGTCCACGATGAAGCCGGGGGACGCCTTGTCCCAAAGCTGGATGATCAGGTCAATCAGCCGTTCAAACATTCGCTCCTCCCACCCTTCTATTGTACCACGGGACGGCTATCGGGCGCCACTCAGCCGGCGGCGCTCCTCGAGCGCCTTGCGGAGCACTTCCGCGTTGCGCGCGTCCTGCGCGGCCTTCACGCGGCCGAGGAGGTCCTCGGACGGCTGCGCCCCGATCTTCGGCGCGGCGACGCTGGCGGGCGCCGGCGCGCGGGCCGCGGCGGGCGATCGGCCCAGCGTGGCGGCCATCTCGGCGATGTTGACCGCCGTCACGGGCACGCCTTGGCGCTTCAGCTCGGCGACCGCGGCGTCGCGCAGCTCCGGCGGGATCGAAGCGAGGATGCCGGCGCCTTCGGGGTTGGGCCGCCGCGGGCGCGTCCCGGGCGGGGCGTAGTCGGAGAAGAGTCCTTTGTCCATGACGTGCTCCTGTTAGCGGATGGTCAAGCCTTTGAGCGTGCCGTATGCGGCCACGCCGACGGCGGCGGTGACGAGCACCTTCCAGACGAGGGCCCATACGCCGCGGCCAAGGTTCGTGTAAAACTCGTCCTTCAGCGCCTTTGCCAGCGCCTCGATGTCCGCGTCCGTCAAGGATCGCGGCTTCTCTTCCGTCGACATGCTACTACTCCTCTGCGGTGGCGGTCGAGCCCGCCGGGTTGCGATGCTCTTCCATGTCCGCGAGGACTTCGTCCACCGCGTCTGCGTCAAGGTTCCGCACGATCTCGCCGAAGGCGGCCGCGGCGGCAGAGGCGCCGGCGGGCGTCGGCGTCTGCGCGCCGCGCATGAATTTCTGAAGGCTGCGCCGCACGCCTACGTCGCCGCGGGTGAGCGCGGTCGCATAGCCCGCGGACACCAGCCGCATGAGCAACGCGACGGGCGCCATCGCCGGGTTGATCTTCGCGGACGCGAAGCCGACGCCGAATTCGCCGGCCGCGGCGCGCTTGACTAGCTCACCGCCGACCAGCGACAGGTTGCTGCGCATCGCGATGCGCGACGCTTCGCGCAGGAGGTCGAGGTCTTGGGCCAGCTTGTCGCCCGCGCCGGGCATGATCGTCGCGAAGGTGCGCGCGAATTCTTCGTCCTGAAGGCGCTTCGTGAAGGTGGCCGCGGCCGCCGGGTCGTTGATCGCCTCGCGCAGGAAATTGCGGGCGAGCGATTCGCGCAGCTGCGCGCCGGCCTGCTTCGTGACAGCGCCTTCCTCGACCCCTTTGGCGACGAGCGCGTTGAACCGCTCGATCTCGCTCACGTTCCCCGTGCGGAAGAAGTGCTTGCCGATGTCCTCGGGGTTCTTGTCGAGAGCCTTCGCGATGTCGTCGTCGAATTTGATCTCGGCGAGTTTGCGGTACGCCTCGCGCGCTTCGAGCAGGTCGTCGTACACCTTCTTGCTGCCGCCCGTGCGCGCGGCCTTCTCGTACGCCTCTTCGCCGGCGGTCGTGATCGCGTTCACGATCGTCTTGAAGTAGGGGGTGGGCGGTCCTTCCTGCGACATGGCGCGCGACTTCGCCTTCGCGCCGCTCAGGAAATCGAGCACCGCCTCGGGCGTGTTCAGCGCGTACTTGTACTCCGGCCCTGCCGCCAGCTCTTCCGGCGACGGGGTGGCGCGGTCCAGACGCAGGCCCGGGCGATAGCGGCCCTCGCGCGCCGCCGGGATCGGCTCGAAGAGGTCGCCGGCTTCGTCGGGCCCGGCTTGCTTCTCGTCCACCAGCCGGCGCAGAAACTTGCGCTCGTTGTCGTTCAGGAGCGCCTCGGCAGACTCCGCCTCTTTGTCGAGGTACTCCTTCGCGAGCCGGCGCATCTCGCTCGGGTCGATTTCGATGTCGGCCTTCGCGGCGGCCTCGAAGGCCGGGCGCGTGCGGGCTTTCACCGCCGCTTCCGTCTTGCGGGCGAGGGTCGTAAACTCCTCGCCGGTGCGCTTGGCGAGCCCGGTGTCGGCCGTGTCCAGCACGTCCTTGCGAAGGCTCTCGGCGGCTTCGTACATCGCCTGCCCTTGCTCGGCGTAGCGGTTCTGATCGACGGCGCGCGACACGCCCTCGGAGAACCCCGGCTTGCCCTTGATCTGGCCCGGGGTGGGCAATTCGCCACCGGCGCGCGCGGACAGCTCGCGCACCGCCGCGGGCGCCTGCACCGCGAGCTTCGCCTCCGGCACGGAGCGGTTCGCCGGCAGCGGAACGCCTTCCGTCGACACCGCGGCCTCGACTTTCTTGGCCGCCTCCTCCGCCGCTACCTTGGCGCGCTGTTCCGTGGCTTCGCCGTGAACGCGCTTCGTGAGCGCGTCCCACGCCTTCTTGCTGATCGGGGTGCGGAGCAGCTTCCCGCCGACCATGAAGAACAGGGTGCCGACGCCGTCCCACATGGCGTCTTCCACGGCGCCTTCGTGGGCGTGCCGGATCGCATCCTCTTCGCTGACGGGGATGCTGCGCGTCTTCGCCAGCTCAACGTCGATGCGCGAGCCGGCCTTGCTGCCGAGATAGGCGCCGATCGCGGACCCGGCGCCGGCGGTCAGCGCGGACACGCCGGGGATCGGGACGAGCCCGCCGGCGATACCGCCGAGGACACCCCCGATCGCGGAGCCAACGGTGCGCGCGGTCGAGCCGACGCCAGCCTTGTCCGCGTCCTTCTCGAGCTGGGCGATCCGGCTATCGTAGCCCGCGGTCACGTCGCGGAACGCGGCGGGATCGTTCACGCCGTCGATCTGCATCTGGCGGATGGTCGCGCGCCGCTCGTCCTTCAGGCGGCCGATCTCCGTCTCGATGTCGGCGCGCTCCTGCTGGCGCTCGTCGAAGGTTTTGATCGGGGCGGATTTGTCCACCGTGGCTGGACCTTTCGCGCGGTAGTCGCGCGGGTCGCTGTAATCGGGCGCCGGACGTGCGGGAGCAGCGCCATACTGCTTCCGCATGGCGCGCTTGATGACTTCGTCGGACGTGCCGTCAGGAAACTCGTTGACGACACCGTCCGGGCCTTCGATCTCGATCATTCCAGCTCTCCGGTAGCCGGGTTGAAGCGGCGGCGCTGCTTGCCGGCAGCGGGCGCTGCGGCCGGTGCGGCGGGCGCTGCGGCCGGTGCGCGCGGCGCGCGGCGCGCGGCAGAGGGCGCGGGCTGGGGCGCGGCGGGCATCGCTTCCGCGGCCGACTGAGCGGCGCGCACGTCCGGCTCGAGGTTGTCCACCGCGAAGCCGCCGTGTTTCTGCGTCGTCCAGTAGCTGTTCAGCTCCTGCGCGGCCGCTTCCGCCTGCTGGCGCAGCGTGCGGATCACCTGCTGCGGGTCGTCGCCGATGCTCGCCTTGATCTGCGCGAAGGCCGACTTCTCGCCGGCGGTGAGGGTCGCGCCGTAGATCGCCTTGCGGATCGCGGTCATGATGCGCGCGTACGCTTCCCACCAAGCCACGGCGTCGCGGTTGTCGCCGTACAGGCGCTGCATCGACTGCACCTGATCCTCGAGCCCGAGAGCCGTTCCGATCTTCGAGAAGAAGCCGCCGGAGAAGTCCGCGCGGAACGTCCCGGCGAGGCGCGCGAGGCTCTGCAGCTGGTCCTTGACTGCCGCGAACGCGGCCACCTGCTGCGAAGTGAGCTGCTTGCCGTCCTTCGCCTTGTCCTGCTTGTCCTGCGCGCGCCGGTTGTCGGCTGCCTGATCCTCGGACATGGGCTTCGCGCCCTTGGTGATCTCGCGGACGGTGTTCCCCTGCGCGTCGAGCACGACGACCTTGTCGCCGGCGTCCGCGAGCTTCACGGAGCCACCCGCGGCTTTAACTTTCGCGTCCAAGGCCCTGATCAGGTTCTCGATCGCGATCTCTTTCGTCTTGTAGCCCGGATCGGCGGGGTCGCCCTTCAGAAGCTCGTCTTGGAGGCGCTGAATCTCGTCCGTGAGCTGCACCAGCTCGGACCCCATACGAGATAGTTTAGCACGGGCGAGCTTGTTCCGCTCGTCGGCGTCCGCCCGACGCTGGTCGACCGCTGCTTGGCCCGTGGCGGCCTTTTGCGCCCCGATCCGCTGCGCTTGGTACTCTTTCTGCACCTGCGCCGCCTCGAAGGGCATCTTTTGCGCGATCAGGGCCCGAATCACGGCCGGATAGAACCGATCCGCGAATTTCGGGTCCGCCGGGTCGATCCCGCCCAGCTCCCGGGCGACCGCGGCCTTCACTTCCTCGATCTTGGCCGCGTTCACTTCCTCTTTCGAGCGCGTGTCGACGCCCAGCGCGCCGCCGGCGAGCTGTCCGAGCCCTTTTCCGACCATCCGGCCGCCTTGGGCCGCCGTGTAGGCCGCCGCATCGCCGAGGGAGAGCCGCGCGCGCTCGAGATCGAGCCGTTCCTGCGCGTTTTCCTCGTATGCGAGGTCGCGGTAGGTCGGTTGGGGCAGAAAATCGAACATTCCGGCCATGTGAGGCTCCTTTTACAGCCAGTAACGGGACCGCTCGTCGTCGATGAAGAACGAATCGAACGGGGAAACGCGGTTGGTGGTGTCGAACAGGCCCGGGAACCAGTTCTTGTCGGCGGCGAAGACGTTGCCGATGCCGCCCGGGGTGCGCTGCTGCTGCGGCGCGGGCGTTTCGAGGAGGCCCGAGGCGCTGACCGGGGCGCCAGCGCGCCGGAGCGCGTCGACGCGGGCCTTGGCGGCCTCTTCCGGGGTCGCCGCGGTCATCTGCTGCGACTGCTGGAGCCCTTTCTGCTGCTGCATGGGCGCGCCGGGGGCCTGCCCGGGGATCGGGAGCATCCCGGGGCCCGGCTGGGGCGCTCCGGGGGCGCCTGCGGCCGCGCCTGCGGGCGCCTGCGGCTGTCCGAAGCCGGGCGGCAGGGGAAGCATCCCCGGCTGCGGCGGCTGCGGCTGGGCGCCGCCCTGCGCGCCGGGCGCGCGCTGCTGCTGCAGCATCGCCATGAACCGCTGGCGAAGCTCCGGGGGAAGCTGATTCGGGTCGAAGGCCATTTACCACCCCATGTCGAGGTCGTAGCCGGAGGTCCAGCCCCCGCCGCCGAAGTCCATCGACGGCACGTCGAAGCCGGAAGTCCAGTCGGCGGACGTGCTGCCGCCGCTGCCGAACAGGCCGCCGAGCCAGCTCCCGGCCTTCTCGAAGAGCCCGGCGTTCTTGGCTAGGTCGCCGAAGAGGCCCATGCCCGACTTGAGGGCGCTCGAGGAGCCGAGTAGGCTCGACTTCGCCTCGGCGTTCTTCGCCGAGAGGATGCGCTCGGCCGTCGTCGGATCGTAGGCGCCCTCGCGCTGGGCCTTGAACGCCTCGGCCAGCATGTCCGTGGTGGCCTTCGTCTTGTTCGCCTCGGCGTTGGTGAAGCGCGAGGTCCAGTCGGCCGCCGTCGAGAGGGCCTTGTCGCCCTGCCCGGCCACGTTGCCGGCGCTGGTGAAGAGCCCCTGCGACCGGCGCAGGAGGTTGTCGAGGTAGCTCTCGCCCTCACGAAGCGACGCGTAGGCCGCTTCCTTGTCCGCCTGCGCGCGGGCGCCGTACAGCGCGGCCGCGATCGGGTTCTGAGCGGCGCCGGTCGGCGAGCCGGCCACGGAGCCGAGCCCGACGATGCCCTGCTTCTGCAGCTTGCGCATCAGGTCGGCCTCTTCCTTCGCCCGCTGGGGCGCGAGAAGCTCCTGCTGCGCGGCCAGCCGCTCGGCGGCGAGCGCCTTCGGGTCGAAGCCGCCGGCGAGGTCGATCGACTTCTGCGCGCCGGTCATGTACTTGTCGAACAGGCCCTGCGCGCCCGGCGCCAGCGCGTAGCCGACCGAGCCCGAGGCCGGGTCGACTTGCGACGTGGCGAAGGCGGTGCGCGCCGTCGCGGGGCGCAGAGTGTAGCCGGCCGTCACGCCCGGCGCGAGGCCGGCGATGTTCGACGCGTACCCCTCGTAGGCGGCACGCCGGCGGGCGTCGTTCTCCTGCGCGTTCGCCACGCCGGTCTGCGCCGCGTTCTTCGACAGCTGGGTCTGAAAGAGCCCGACACCGGTGTTGAGCAGGCCGCTTCCCAGCTGGTTCCAGTCGATCGCCATGATTTAAAACTCCTCTCCGAACATGCCACGGCGCAGGGCTTCGATCTGCGCGATTTCTGCTTGATCCGCGTCGGCGAGTGCCGACGCCACGCGGTCGCCCGGCAGCGAGCCGAGCAGGCGGGCGGCGTTCGCGCCACCGGGGCCGGCGAGCAGGCCGTACAGGCCGCGCATCTTGCGCTGCTTCGCCTCGCTCGCCGCGTCCACGCTCTCGCCGAGGCCGAGGGCCGCGCGGAGCATGTCGTTGCTCACGTCCACCGCCTTCCCGAGCATCCCGCCGCTGTGGTTCATCAGCTGCTGGAGGTAGCTCTCGCTCGAGGCGCGCGACTGGTTCGCCAGCTCGCGGTTCTCGCGCTCGATGCCGGCGAGGTAGGACGCGATGTAGGGGTTGGCGCCCTGCCCTTCGCCGAGCGCGTACGACTCCTCGCGGCCGGTGATCAGGTTCTGCGCCGAGCCTTGGTACGTGATCAGGCCGAGCAGGCCGCGCGCGTAGAGGATGCGCGTCAGCTTCGCGAAGTCGGCTTCGCGCTTGCTCTCGAGGGTCTTCACCGCCTTGTCGAATTCCTCGGCCGTCATCTTCTGCGTGTCGGCGCCGAGCAGCTGGTCCATCGCCTCGTTCGCCTTCGACATCAGCGCATCGTAGTACGCCTGCGTGCCGGGCTCCAGCTCGTAGCGCACTTCGCCCGTCGCCGGGTCGACGAAGACGTTGCCGAACGCGGTGTTCGCGTTGGCCGGGTCAAGCGCGAACGCCTCGTCCACGCTCGGGATGAAGTCCATCAGGCTCTGCGCGTAGGCCATGTACGCGCCGCGGCGCTCTTCGTCGGTCGCGTACTCGCGCTCGGTGACTTCGCGGAGCTGGCGCTCGATCGCCTGATTGCCGCCCTTGCCGCCCATCAGCTTCAGCGCGAGCTGGAGGAGCATCTTCGGGGCGATGCTGGTGAGCGGGTTCTTCCCGCCGCCGGCCGCCTCGACCGCAGTCTCGGGCTCGGCTTGCGGCGCGTCGAGCGGCTCGGCGCCCTGCTGGTCGACGACCGGCAGCCCGGTTTCCGGGTCCACCGCCAGCTCCTGCGGCGCGTTGTCGACGGTGAACGTGCCGTCCTGCCCGCCGTCTCCACCGTAGATCGGCTCGCCGGTGGTCGGGTCGAGCCCGACGAAGTCGGCGGTGATGTCGTCCGGCGTGAGCCCGAATTGGGCGAGGTACTCGGCCACGTCGAAATTGTACACGCCGGCGTCGGGTAGCGACAGGTCCGGCTCGCCGATGGTGTACTGGAACGCGCCGTCTTGTCCTGCGATCGCCTCGCGGAGCGCGTCCGGGTTGTTCATGTAGCTCGACCCGGAGAACAAGCCGCTCATGTCCTCGAGCCCGGAAAAGCCGAGGTCGCCCATCGGGAGATCGTAGCCGGAGGTCCAGCCGAGATCGGGCGCGGCGCCGCCCGCGCCGCTGAAGAGGTCAGACAGGCCGCCGCCGATCGCGTCGCTGATGCCGGTCATGCTGCCGATCGGGCCGAGGAGCGAGAGGCCCGCGCCGAGCGCGTCGCCCTTCATTGCCGAGGAGGCGGCCTTCGCCGCCGCGAGCGCGGCCTGCAGCTGCCCGACGCTCAGGCCGAGGTCAGCCGCGAGCGCGGCCATGCCGCCGCCGGCCGCCAGCTCGACGCCCATCGCGCCGAGCCCGGCCTCGATCGAGGCGCCAGCGGTGATCGGCGCGAGCATCGTCGAGAGGGCCATCGCGGCGATCTGCCAGCTGGGCGTGCTGCTGTACTTCTCCCACACGGCGTTCCGCTCGCCCGCGGCACCGGCGCTTTCGTTGTAGAATTGCTGCCACTCCGGCGTGCTCCAGAGCTGCGCGTTGAGGTCGCCGGTGTAGCCGCGATCCTTCGCCAGCTGGTCCATCGTCAGCTGCATCATGATCGCGTCGGACGTGTTGGGCGACAGCTGCCAGCCTTGGTCTTGCGCGCCCTGCGTGATCCCGCGCATCGCGTAGATCAGGTCGGCCTCGTCCACGTCGCCGAAGATGTTCGCGGCGAGCGCCTTCAGGGGCTCCTCGAGGGAGTAGCCCTTCATCGTGTCGTAGTTTCCGAGGCCCATCGAGTAGGCGTCGGGGCGGTAGATCGGGTTCAGCCCAAACTTCGAGAGGTCGACGTAGGCCGACTGGTCGGCGCGCGGCGCCCACGTCTCGCCCAGCTCCCCCCACCCCATCGTGGAGACGCCGCCGGTGCTGGGGTCGTACTGCGCCTGCCCGAGCCACGGGTTCGCCGCCGTGTTGAGCGGATCGAATTGCGCCTGCGCGGCGGCCGGGTTGTAATTCGGGTTTGGCGCCGACTCCATCATCCCGGTGTTGGGGTCGTACCACTGCAGCGTCGGCGACGTGGTGTCCACCGGAGCCGATGCGCTGTAGTCAATGTACTCGTCAGCCATGTTTGTGCCTCACCGCCACGTGGTCTTGCCGGCCTGCGCGAAGACGCGCAGCTGATGGAGCGACACCTTGTCGCCGTTGATCGTGATGCTGAATCCGAGTTTCGCCGTGTTGCACGAGCGCCCGATGTGCGCCTTCGCCTCGCCGATGCCCGGGTCTTCCGCGAATTCGACCGCGCTGCACGTGAAGGAGGACGTGTAGACGGTGCCCGCCTTGTAGTCGATCTGCCACTTCACCGTGCCCGCGACGAGCGACCCGGTTTCGAGCGTCAGCACCACATACTTCAGGTGCTTCAGCCGCGACTCGTCGCCGAAATTGAGCCACTGCGTGTAGAAGTCGAACGAGTACACGTTGTTCGCGCCGTCGGGCGTGTAGCCGGTGTACTTGTGCACGCCGTTCGTGCCGGCGCAGTACCAGCTCCCGTCCTTGTCGTAGCAGAACCCGCGGAACGGCATCCCGACGTTCGTCCACGTCGTGATCACCGGCAGGTTGAGCTGCGGCAGCTTCCGGCGTACGTGCAGGACGTAGCACTTGTTCGCCGTCGGGCCGTTGATCACCACCCAGCCTTCCTTCGGGTAGTAGCCGGCGCGCACCTTCTCGAGCGTCTCGCTGGCGTACTGGCTGATCAGCTCGTCGTTGACGAGGGACGACACCTGCGTCGGCTGCATCAGCGACGTCACCTGCGCCAGCTTGTCGATGCGGTACATGCCGTTCTGCGACAGGAAGTACACGCCGTCGTCGGCCACGATCACGCTGTCGCGCGCGATGCACCCGACGTTGCTCACCACGTCCGTGAGCGTCATCGTCGCCGGGTCGTTGTCGGTCCCGAGGGTGTACATCAGGATCGCGCTCCGGCCGAAGATGATCAGGCGCCCGAACGCCGCGGCGAGCGCGACGATGGTGTCCTGTCCCTGCGGCCACGCGTTCTGCACGTTGAGCGAGCCGGCGTCACCGCTGTTCCACGTCTTGCCGTCGAGGAGGTTCGACCACCACACGGTGTAGCGGTTGCTGCCGGCCGCGTCGTCGGCGGCCCAAAGTCGACCGTAGGCGGCCATGACGCAATTCGGGCTCGAGGTCCACGGCTGGCCGACGATAGACTCGACCGCGTAGGTGCTCTCGAGCAGGCACGTGAAGGCTTGCCCGGCCTGCGCCATGAAGATGCGGCTGTTCAGCGACGCGAATTGCCAGTTGTTGTTGGTGGTGGTCCCGGCACTCGCGGTTCTGATCGCGACGTAATTCGTCAGCGTGTTGAACAGGTTCACGTTGGAGATCGACACGCTCGACGAGGCGCCCGTCGTGGCGCTCACGACCTTCAGGTTGCCGCCGACGAGCGACACGCTGCCCGCGGCGCCGAGGTCCGTGTTGATCTCGCTGATCAGGTTGGTGTACGTCTGCGCCGTCGAGCCGGTCACGGACACGGACTTCGCCACGCCGTCGATCGTGATCGTCGCGGTGTAGGCGGTCGCGTCGTTCGCAAGCCCGGTCGCCGAGGCGCCGGCTTTCGCGCCGCCAACGTCGACGATCTGCGAGCCGGCCGCGTAGCTGAAACGCGAGGTCATGGTCGACGTGCCGGAGTAGATCGCGCCGATCGCGGCGGAGAGGATCGCCTCCGTGCCGTCATTCAGCCGGTGCGTGTACACCGTGTCGACCGTGCCCGAGAAGCCGGTGGTCTGATTCACGAAGTCCTCGCGCGACACGAGCTTCCCCGAGGCGTCGACGACGCCATTCGAGCAGGTCGCCGCGTAGCGCAGCGCCTGATCCGCGGCAATGTCGTCGGTCGTGTTGAGGCCGTACGTGCCCGGAAGGAGGAAGTTTGAGCCGCGAATCTGACCCATGATTTACACCGGCACCCAAATCAATTCCGATTCGTCGCGGCCGGCGTCGCGCGCGATCGCGGACGCGAGCAGGTCGCGGTAGAGCGCCTCCTGCTGCTGCGTCTGCACGCCGCCGTCATCGCCGCGCTCGGCCATCGCGCGCGTCACCGCGCCTTCGACCAGCACCGCGATCGGCACCAGCGGAACGTCGGTCCCGTTCGACAGCTCGGCCTGCGGCTTGTACAGGTTGAATTTCAGCGTGTCGACGCCGGTCGGCTTCGGCCACACGTCGATCGAGAGGTCGTAGTTTGCGTCGAGGCCGCCGATCACGTACTCGCGCGGGTTGCCCGTCTCGGGGGTCGTGACGCCGAAGTACCGCTCGTTGAATCTCGCCACGGTGCCCGGCGACATCTGCGACTGCTGCGAGCTGTTCCACGCGTCGAGGATCACCGCGTCGGGCCCGGAGTCCGTGAGGACGTAGGACGCCGTTCCGGCCACCGTGTCGACGCTGTACGTGTCGCGCAGAGCGTGCCAGCGCCACGCGTCCTCGATCTCCGTCTTCACCTTGTTGACGATCGAGCCGATCAGCGTGCTGTACGAATTCTCCGTGACGGAGGCGACCGTGCTCTCGCGCAGGCGGGTCAGCACCTTGTTGACGACTTGCAGGTAGGTGGTGGAGGCCATGCGTTGTCCTTACAGTTCTGCGGAGGCGACCCACGTATAGAAGTAGTAACCTCCCGCTTGGGTGCCGTTGGCTTGGCAGCTAACGTAGAAGCCGTCCACGTTGCCTGCCCCAACAGCGGGGTTCGTAGAGGGAAACCCGGACACCGAGGTAATGGTGGCGGCGAGCGTGGTCGGCGTGATGCGCATCGGAACGCCGAATCGGACGCCGTGGTAGTAGAAGGCGGCGTTGGTCACATCCCCACACCAAATCGAGGGCTGCGCGTTGCCCACTTGGTAGTAGCGTTGGCACATGCCTAGCTCGACAGGATACGGCCGAACCTCGAAGTCCGTCGCGACGCTGCCGACTTCGAGCTGCACTCCGGCGATCAGGAACGCGTTCCCGATGGTGTCGAGTACGTTCGCCTGCGCGGACGTGCCGAGGTAGTTCCCCGTCTGCCACGCGCCAGCGGTGGTCTGGAACGTCGAGCCGGCAATCAGGCAGAAATCCAGCGTTGCGCCGATGCCCGTCGTGTAGCCCCACGTCCCGGCCGAGGGCGAGGCGCTGAACGTGACGGTCTTCTTCTCCCAAGTGTTCGCCGCGTTCACCGTGTAGGTGCCGACGTAGGAACGGTCCCCTCCGCTGTTTCGGATGGAGACGCAGTGCGTTCCCGTCTCGGACGACTTCACCCAAAACGAGAGCACGAGAGCGCGCTGCGCGAAATTGCGCCACACGAAGCCCTCGATGCGCTGGGTGATCGCCGCCACGTCTCCGGCAGCGACCGACGCGTCCGCGGTCGTCACGGCGACCTTCAGCGAGTAATTGAACAGCACGCCCGCGTTGGCGACCGTCGGAACGTCGGTGTCGCGCGAGATGGTGACGACACCGGCGGTGGTGTTCACCCACAGCCACCTGTCCGCGTGGTAGGTTGCATTCGCAATCGCTGCGAAGCTCGTGCCGCGCTGCCAGATGTCGAACGCGGCGTTGATGACCGCGTTCTTCCCGATCTGCTGCGACGCGTAGGCGATGCCGTTGGTCTGCGCGGAATCGGCGATGATCTGCTGGCCGTCCGAGCCGACCGCCTGACGCGCCACCGTGTTGTCGGCGGTGCCCACGAGGAGGTCGCCCTTGGCGTCGATGATGCCGAGGGAGGAAATGCTGCCGATGCTCGCGGCGCCGGTCACTTCGAGCGCGCCCGTGACCTTCGCGCCCGTGCCCGCGATGACGCGGAAGCGCTCGGCCGGCGTCTGCGCGCCGTCCGGCGACACCGCGAACACGATGTCGGTCGGCATGTCGTTGTTGCCTGGCGCGCCGTTCACCACGAAGCTGACGGTCGCGCCGAGCGCGTAGTCGGTGCCGTCGTGACCGGCCGCAGAGATCGCGCCGAGCGTCTCGCCGTTCGACACCACGGCGTGCGTCGCGTCGCCGGTGGACGCCTTGGCGAAGAGGATAGCGCCTGCGATCGCGTCGGTCGTGCTGTGACGGTGCAGGATCAGCGAGGCGTCGAACGTACCGCCGTACTCGTTGATCTTGACGTTCGCATCGAACGTCGCGCCGTTGACCGTGACACTGCCTTGCTCGAAGCCGGGCGCGCCGAAGCTGACCTCGCCAAGCACGACGAGTTTGTCACCCCACACCAGCGTGCCGGCCTCGTAGTTCGTGCCGTTGTCGCAGTAGAGGGTGTTCGCGTCGCCCGGGTTCGCCGCAACCTGCGGGAAGTCGAAGCCCGCGGCGCTGATGTAATACTGCGACCCCGAGAGCCAGTGGTCGGTAAGCGGAACGGAGCCGTCCGCGAGCAGCACGGTCGACGAGCTGCCGCTGCCGCTTGCACCTGAACCTCGATCCACACCATAGGTCGTAATTTCGTCTTCCCCTTTGCTGCCGTCGGCAGCGCGGTGTTATTTCTTCGGCAGCCCGAGCTTCGCGCGCTTTGGTGTGGCGGCTGCAGGCTTCGCGTCGGCCACCAGCGGAAAGCGGTGCGGCGCGTTGTCGCGCTCGGCGTCGATAACGAGGTCGCCGTGCTCGTCGACGCGCACATAGTCGGGGTGCGTGCGCATCTCCTCGGCTTCCCAGTACGTGTCCAGCACGAGCACTGGGGCGTTGGGGTTCGCCGTGCACTTGAAGTAGAATTTGCTTTGTTGCGTGTCGCTCATGGTCCGCTCCTGTTTTATCTGCCAAGCCTGCCAATACCGCGCAGGAATCCGACGAAGGCGTCGACAAGTGCCTCGAGTATGCCGACGAACCCGATACCGAAGATCGACGCCGACTGCGCTTGCAGGGCTCCGGTCCCGGTAGAACCGCTCGTTCCGGCTCCGCTCGCCGTCGCGGCCTGCGACGACAGCGCGCCTGTTCCAGTTGACGATGACGTTCCGCTTGCGGTGACGTCCGCGGCTTGCGCAACGAGAGTGCCAGTTGCGTCCCACGACACCAGTCCGTTCACCGTAACGTCACTGCTTCCTGCTGTAAGCGTGCCGGTTCCGGTGGAGCTGCTCGCGCCTGTAGCCGAGAGTGTTGCGGCCGCCGCGGCGAGCGCGCCGGTAGCTTGCCACGACACGTTTCCGACTCCGGCAAGTGCTGCGTACTGCGACACAAGCGCGCCGGTTCCGATGATGCCGCCTACGCTGCCGCTGCCGGAAAGCGCAGCAGCCTGCGCCGCGAGCGTTCCTGTTCCGGTCGAATACCCGGTGCCGGTGCCGGATAGCGTAGCTGCTTGCGCCGCCAGCGTTCCGGTTCCGGTGATCGACGACGCTCCGACAGACACCCATACGCGCCTGCGGATCGGCTGATACAGCGACCACGGGTACTGCGACCATTCGAGAGCTTCCGCGGCCGAAATGCGCCGGTTCCAGAACGCGGCGTGATAGATCATGCCGTCCAGAAACGTCGTGCCTTCCGTGCGGGAGCCGAAGCACACGGACGGCGTGCCGGCAATCTCGATATCACCCGTCGCGGTCCCGGTACTCGTTACCGAACGCTCGCGACCGTTGACGACGACGGTCGGGACATCTTGTACCAACGAGCCGGACGCTATGACCAGCGTGACTAGCGGGCTGTTCGCGGCGAACGTACCGGAGGCGCATTCGTAGTAGCGATACCCGGTTGCATTGTTGCCGTGCCGAAGCCACAACTTGGAGTCGGTGGGGCCGATCCCGAGGCGAATCTCTATACCGGAAAGCGTCGTGCCGGGCTGCCACGAAAACAATCCCGAGTAGTTCGAGAGCGTCTTAAGGCTGAACAGGAACGCCGCGGAATACCCGCCGGTGAGCGGCGGCATGGCGGTGTATGGAAACAGCGTTGTCTGCCCGCCGGAATACCGCGCACCAATGCCGCTGTGACCGGCGCCGGCGGATGCGGTGTTCGTAGTAGGCGCTACGCGGTTTAATCTCGGAACACCGCCTCGTAGGGAGAACTCCCCGACAAGCCCGCGTGCGATCCCGTCCGTGCGAAGTGCAACCGGCTGATTCGGAGCGATGAGCCGTCGCGACGGGAGAATGATCGCGGACACGATCTGCTCCCGGTTACGCCGTCACGCCCCACGACTCCGAGTACCACGCATCATTGCCCGAGGACGCGATTGCTGCGCCGGTCTCGTTCTTGAGGATGATCTTCGTGGCGTAGGGGAGCGCCCCCTCCGGGTACGCAGCCGCTAGGTCGAAGATGCGCGTCTGCGCCGTGCTGTTGGTGTTGCAGGGAATGACGCCCACGAGTCGCAGATTCGGCTCGTCGGTCGTAGTGGTGCCGCTGGTCGGGCCGCTCTCAAAGTTGGTGCCGTCGAGCGACGCCTGTGCGAACACGACCACCTGCTTGTTGCTAGACACCGTACCCGGCGTCACCTTGATTTCGAGCTTCGCACCGAGCGGGTCGTTCGTGGTGTGTGTGATCGTGCCGATAGCGACATAGGTCGCCGAGGCGAGCGAGTTGATGGCTGCCGCCGCACCGCTGATCTGCGTGCGTGCGGTCTCTTGGCTGGACTTGAGCGTTCCCATATGTCACCTATTAGGCGGAGAGCGCCTGCACCACGTCGTAGTCGCTGATGTAGCCCTCGACCACGAGCGAGCCGGGGTCGGCATCGGTGCCGGTGCCGGTGGCGAACACGCGCTCGCCGCGGGTGGCGAATCGCTTGCAACGCACGAGCACCGCGTCACGCACCGCGATCATCGCGGCTGTGCCTTTCCAGCACTCGGCAATACCGGCGCGGACGTTGGACTTGCTCGGGTTGATGACGCGCATTTGGTTCTGGAAGAGCCACTCCCAAATGCGGGCCTTGCCTGCGCTCAGGTTGTCCACCTGCACCCAGTCAAAACCGTTCTGCATGATCTCGTCCTGCGGGACGCTGGTGCGCCATGCCGTGAACGTGGAGGGCTTGTTGAACCACTCGGCCATCAGGCCGGTGGCACCCTCGTTGCGAAGCGCCACGAAGGCTGCGTCGGTCTCAGCGAGGATCGCTGCCTTTAGGGTTTGGAGTTGTGCGGGGGTCAGCATGGTGCGGAGCCTTGTTGATGTAGTCGATGAGCGGGGCTTCCATCAGGATGCCGCCTTGGAATTCGGAGTTGTCGTCGCTCGCGAGTACGATGTTGGCCTCTGATACAAACACGTCGCCTAGCCTATCGTACGCGTCGCCGAGGTCAAGTATCAGGTCCGACAGCCTCACGGCATCGCGCTGTACGAGAGCGCGGATACGCTGACCGCCTGCCCGGCCGACACCGACACGCTATTCAGCTCGATGTCGCCGCCGCCGCCTGTCGCGGTCACGGAGCAGATGATCTTGTCGGTCGACGCGCTTGACTGCAGCCGTGCCTTGGCGATCGTGCCGCCTGTGGCGCTCGAGTCCTGCGTGATCGCGCTCGCGGTCGCCGTGCCTGCGGATGCGGCGCCGAATGCCGGGTCCGAGAACGTGAGCGTAGCAACCTCGACGTCGCCGGACGTCTGGAACACGAGCAGGCCGGCACCGGCACCTTCGTCGATCTGATCGACGATGAAATCGCAGACCGCGGTGCGAACCGCTGTCGGGTGAGTTACAGCCATTGGAACATCCTCCGCAGTAGCGACGGGCGCTCCTCCGTCGGTTTCGTTTCGACCGGCACCGGGTTGTCACTCACCGTGCCGACCCCTCTTACGTTCGCGGCTGCTGCGCCAGCGTCGTTAGCCGCGCTGGTGTGCGTGTCGCCGATAACTTCCGCCTTGCCTTCCACCACCCACTTCTCCAGCGCGGCGGCCAGTTTATCGTTGCCTTCGCGAACCGTGTACTTCAGGCCGGCGATGTACTGGCTTCTGAATTCGTCCGAGTAGAAATCTTTCGTCACGATGAAACGCATGTCGCTCCCCGTTCGTTATGTGTTGCTGACCGCTGCGACCTTCATGCCGGGCTCGACGGCGAAATACTCCGTCTGCCCCGCGGCCAGTCGCGCGGTGCTCGTCGTCGCGGTAGGATTCAAGCCGAAGGCGATCGAGCAAATCGAGTCCGTGTGGATGCGCACAAGACGCGTGTCAGCGCCGAAGGCGGCCGACTGCGTGGTCGTGGTGTAGGTGACAACTTGTTCCGCCGCGGCAGGTGCGCGCGCGGATTGCGCGTCGTAGTCGCGAAACTCGGTGATGTAGAGCTTGCCCATTGCTAGTCCTTCCTGTAGACGTGATCGAGGCCGAGGGACGCGACGACGTCGCCACGGTAGGAGTGCAGCCCGATGTGGCCCAAGCTGATCGTCGGGTCGAGCCAGATGTCGTACCCGGCCTCGCGCAAGTCGGCGAAGAGGGCCATGTCCTCGCCGCGCACGTTGCGCCGCCCGGTGGCCGGGTCGACGCGGGTATCCAGACGGAACAGCTCGGCCATTTCGCGCCCGGCCAGCTCGTCCCACACGGTCTCTTTGGTGCGCGCCACGGAAGCGACCGCGTCGCGCGTCATCACCGTGAAGCCTAGCCCGGCGCCTTCGATCTTCACGAGCCCGAGCGGGTTGATCTCGTAATTCTGAAGGTCAGGGTGCCGGATGATGAAGCGCTTCGCCTCGCTCTTGACCGGGTACGCGGCGCAGGCCACGTCAACCTTCGTCGAGAACGCGAGCAGCTTCAGGAAATCGGCGGGCTCCCACTCGATGTCGCTGTCGATCCAGAAGAGCCTCGACATCGACCCGCGCAGGAACGCGTCTGCAGTGGCGTTGCGCGCCACGGTGACGACGGAGGAGCCGATGATCATCGCGATGTCCACCGGAATGCCGCGCGACGCGCAGGCCCGTGTGGTAGCGGCGAGAGACCGCGCGGTCTTCGCCGGTATGCTGCCCCCGCAGGGGAAGCCGATGCAGACAGAGACGTCCTTCGCCTTAACTTCGATGTCCGTCGTCGTCACGTTTTCGCTCCGTGATTTCCAGCAACAGCGACCGGGCAACGCAAAGCACGAGGCCCGTCAAAACAGCGCCGGCGATGCCGAGCCCGATGACTCGGACCAGCACGCCGGCGATCACGCGCATTGCATTACGTCTGCGAGAAGCCAGTCGCCAGCGTGCCCGAGCCGTTCGCTTCGATACGAACGAGCCACGTGCCGGCGGCGAGGTCGATCAGCTCCGCGCGGTCGCCGCGGAGGCCACCCGTGGTCGTGTTGTCGAACGTGTACTTGTCCGAGGTCGCGGTCGTGTGGAACACGTCGGTGGAGCCGGCGGTTTCCGAGCGCACGAAGGCGGAGCCCGAGAACACGTCCGTCCCGAGCGCGGCGATCACGAGGTCTTGCGTCAGGACAGCGTTGTTGAGGATTAAATACTTGTCGCCCGTGCCCTTCGCCGGCGGGAGGGTGATCGTCTGCGCCGCGTTCGTGAATTCGGCCGAGATGACGATCACGCGATTCGCGTGGTCTTGGGGCGTCAGGCTCCGGTTCGCGGCGGTCGTGAAGCGAACCACACGCTCGTTGAGCGTATCGGGCTCGTTCGCGAGGCCGGCGGGGGAGGAGAGACGGCTCATGGATGATCCTTTCTTGGTTGCAGATGCGGGGCGGTGCCCGGTTAGGCACCGCCCCCTAGCTTACCCTTGTGGGGATCAGCCCGGCATCGCGATCGGCACGCCGCCGAGGTCGTACGCTTCCTTGCAGCCGAAGATCGTGTCGGCCGTGAGGAGGGTCGCGAGGTACTGCTGCTGGTACTGCGTCTGCACGCGGGCCGCGAGGACGTCGGCGAGGACGATCGCGTCTTTGTGGGCCAGCAGGCCGATCTTCACGGTCGTCGACGTGTCGGGGCTCGGGCAGTTGCTCGAGACGTGGACGGCCACGCCGTAGACGTTGCCCAGCTTGCCGTTCTTGATGACGTTGCCGTCACCGACGAAGGCTTGCTCCGAGAAGCGCGCGAGGCCCATGAGGGTCTTGCGGCCAACCGGCGGGATCACGAGATACCGATCGTTCATCGGGATGTCGTTGTCGTCGAGGGTCTGGATGACCCGGCGGATGCCAGCGTCGGTGATCGCGGCGGCGTTGCTCGACGCGTCGGTGAACGCGGTCGTGCCGTCGGAACCGATCACGGCGCCGTTCCAGTCTTCCGACACGGTGCCGCCGTTGAGGGTCTGCGCGGCCTTGAAGAGCGCCGTGTCCTTCGCCTTCGACAGCGAGTAGCCGGCGTCGTCGGTGTACCACCGGCGCAGCGACGGGAGCGCGTGCACTTCGGCGATGTCTTCGATCAGGCGGCTGTACTCCCAGTGCCCGGTCAGGGCGATGACCACCGGCGCGTTGCCGGTTTCTTGGATCAGCGTGACTTGGGTCTCGCTCGTCTTCGCCGAGGCGGAGCCGCGGACGGGCTTCGGCAGGGTGACGCTGTCGCCACGCTTGCCTTTGACGTTGACCTTGCGAACGAGGGACGCGAGCACGAGGTTCTTCTTGTGCGCGGCCATGATTTCGTCGATCCAAAGATCGGGAACGAAACCGGCGGTCGCCAGCTCGGAGCTGATGACCGAATTGGTGGGGCTAAACTCGCCAGCCATTTTGTAACTCCTTGAGTTTACTACGGGTTAGGAAAAGTGTTGTCCTGTTTTCACCTTCGGCCGTTGTCCTTGCGGGCGGCGCCGGGCATTGGGTTTTCACCTTTCCCACTCAGGAGTGCGTGGGGGTGGCGCGGTGTCGGCGGAGGCTGCGCGAGCCCTGTCCGCCCTTGAAGTAGTCGTAGGGCGCCCGTTTCCGGGCTCCCTATCATCAGTATAGCACGTTCCCGCCGAAACGCTCGGGTCAGCGAACCCGGCCCTCCTCGTACGCCTTCTGGATTTCGTGCGACAGAGCCTCGTAGCGCTCCGGGTCGTTCTCCATCAGGGCGAGGATGTCCGCCCGGCGGTAGGTTTTCTTCGCCCCGGTGTTCCCGGTGGGGGCCGCGCCGCTCGGCACCTGCGCGGCCCTCAGTTGCTCCTTCCGGGTGGCCTCCTTCGCCTGCTTGACGGGCTCCGCGGCGGCCGTCATGGCGGTCTTCAGCTGCTTCCACGTGCCGAACAGCTCGTCCGCGGCGTCGAAGTCGAACGCCACGTGCGCGCGCTTGAAGAGCGCCTGCCGGACCTTCGAGGAGCCGACCCAATCGCGGAACCCCTCGTCGGCCAGCACGTCGGCGGCGTCCGGGTGCGCCTTGTCGAACGCGTTCTTCGCGGTAAGGCGGCCGATTCGGATGCGCTCGGCGGCCAGCTCGGCGCTGGACTTCTCCGCGGCCTTGACGGCGGGGTGCTCGGAAATCAGCTGGTCGATCGCCTCCTTCGGACGGGCGAAGATGTCCGCCTCGTCGAGGGCTTTCGGGGCCGGCTTGGCCTCCGCGGGGGCCTGCTTCGCCGCCAGCGAGGCGCGGATCGCCGTGTCGGCCAGCCGGCGCAGCTCGCCGACCTCTTGGCCCTGCCGGCCGATCACCTTCTGCGCCTCCGAGTACATCGCGATCACGTCCTTGAGGGACTTCCCGCGGAATTGCTCGGGGAGATCGCCCTCGACGGGCTCTTTCGGCTCGGCTTTCGGTTCGCCGGCGCCCGCGGACGCGTCGTCGTCGACGTAGTGGTTCGTCTCGATTCCTTCGATTGCGCCGACTTCATCGTCGGGAAGTACCTGCGCGCCGCTGCTGACGGGTGCGAAATTGCTCATGCTGGCTTGTCCTCGCTCTAGGGGCCGTTGGTGGAGCCGTTCCGGGTGCCCCGTAGGACCGGACGGCGGGTAATCAGTCGTTGCAGGGGCGCCCGTTCAGGTAGGTGCCGTGGTCGCGCATGACGCGCTGCTCTTTCGCCATGTGCTCGTTGCGCTTTCGCTCCCACGCGTCCGCCGCGCCGGGGAAAGCGCCCGTGATGCCCTCTAGTTTCGCCCGCGGCGCCGCCACGAGGCGCGTCGCGGGGTGTCCGCAGACCGGGCAGGCCACCGTTCGCGTCTCGTGATCGGTCACGAAGACCTCGCTGACGTGCCCGTCGACGCATCGGAAGTCGAATACGCGGGCCATCAGTCGCTCTCCTGCTCGAGAAGGCCCTCGTAGGCGAGATCGGTGGCGGCGCGCTTGTTGCGCAGCCAGTTGATGATGTCGATCTGGCCCTGCTTGTACCGCAAATCGGCCTCGCTCGTGACCTTCATGATGTCCGCGAGCGGCTTTTCCAGCTCGTCGAGGTCCTCGAGGAGGAATTGCCACCCCTTCGACCGGAACATCAGGCCGACTTCGTCGTAATACTCCTGCAGGGCCTTGTCCGCCAGCTGCTTTTCCATCGGTTCGCTCCCGATTCGCTCCTGTTAGGTGGGGTGACGGGGTTCTAACCCGTCCAAAGGTGCGCGGGAGCGAAGCGCGCACCACCCCCGTTGACCGTTACCAGCCCGGAGAGGCCGCCGGCGGGGCCGGTTGAGCGGGCCCCGCGGCGCGGGCGGCCACTGCCGGGCCCAGCGCGGCGATCGCCTGCGCCTCGGCGTCCATCCGCGCAGCCGCGAGGTTGCCCTGCGTCTGCATGGCGGCGATCCGCTCGTTCGATTTGATGTCCTCCGCCTCGAGCATCTGATCGCCGATCGCGATCCGGCGGTCGAATTCCGCCTGCATCTGCTCCTCCGGCGTGTTGTAGATGCCCTTGAGGGCGATCTCCTGCGCGCGGAGATGGGGCTCGGCCAGCTCGGACTGCGTCTTGGCGGCGTTCAGCCCGGTCTGACTCTGGAGGTTCGCGATCTTCGCGCGCGTCTCCTCGAGTTTCAGCTGCTTCTCGGCGATCTCGAGCTGCGCGTTGACCATCATGAGCTGCTGCTGCATCGGGTCCATCTGCGGCTGGGCGCCGGCGGTCTGCGCGGCCAGCATCTTTTCGTCGCGGGCGATCGACTCCTTGACCATCTCCATCAGCTCCATCCGATTCTGGAGCCCGGTGTTGGCGATGATGCCCATCAGGACGACCTTGTGCTCGCGCGTGCCCGGCTGGAGCGTCTGCAGGAGCTGGACGAGCTGCTGCGTCTCGTACTCGCGCTGCATGATCCCCGTCGTGGACGTGGCGAGGAACGTGAAATTGAACGGCTTGTACCGGTCGGGCGCGAACTGCATGTTGCGCCACATCATCTTCTGCAGCGACGGCATCAGGAACCGCTCGATGACTTGCATCAACGTGCGCTTGTGGCGCTTCACGATGCCCGACAGCGACATCGACACCGCGCCGGAGCGCGCGTCGCCGCTCGCGCCGCGCTGCGCCATCGCGATCACGTCGAGCGAGCCGGTGGCGCGCTGGACCATCTGATCGAGGGCCTGCGCCTGCTGGTAGGTGTTCTGATCGAGCTGGCCGAACGTGAAGGGCCGGAGCACGTCGCCCGGGTTCCCGTTCGTCAGGATGCTCTTCCCGGGGTAGACTTCAAACTTGAAGCCGCGCGGCAGGCGCCCCGCGTCCATGCCCATCATCGGCGCGGACGTGAACGCGAGCGCGTCCATGCGCGAGCGGAATTCCGCGTCGAGCATCTTCGAGGACGTGATCCCCTTCTCGCACACGCCGCGGCCCCAAAAGCGGCCCGGGACCAAGTCCCACGGCGCGCCGACGACGCTGCGGTCGCGCATGATGTACGGCGTCTCGACCGCCTTCAGGCAGCCCGACTTGTTGGCGATGACGACGATCGCCTCGACCATGTCGTACTCGTCGACTTCGGCCGGCTCTTCCGTACCGTCTTCGTTGCGCTTCGGCGCCTCGGGGATGAGGAAGCCGCGCGGCACGAGCCCGTAGTAGCGGATCACGTGGGCCTTGTCGGCCGTGTGCTCGGTCGTCACCTGCGGGTCCGCGGTCAGGTCCGTGTCGCCGCTCGACGCCTCGAGGTCGATGTCGAAGTACGTCTCGTCGCGCACGCCCGCGGCCAGCTCGTGCAGGCCGACGTACTCCTCGATCGCGCAGCCCATGCCGTCGTTGACGGTGCGGGCGTTGGGGTCGATCAGGAAGTTTCGCGGGTTGATGGAGCGCAGGTAGGAGTAGGTGACTTCCTTCTCGACGACCCCCATCTCGTAGCCCGTCTCCGGGTCGCCCTGCGGGATGATGTCGCGCACGGTGATCGTGCGGGTCTGCACTTCGCCGAGGAGCGTCCCGTACACCGCGCCGTTGATCAGCGCCTCGGACACGTTCGACGCGTACTCGACCTTCTGAAGGTCTTCGCGGAGCTGGCGCTTGTTCTGCTCGGTGATCTTCTTCGCCTCGTCGGGGTCTGTGAATTCACCCTTGATGTCGAAGAAGTCGCCGCGGCCGAAGACCGCCTCTTCCACTTCGGCGACGAGGTTCTCGACCGCCTCGGAGAGCGCGGGCGTCATCAGCTTCGACCGCTCGCTCTTGCGCTGCTTGTCCGCCGGCGAGTAGATCGCGCGCCACGCGCGCTCGTACTCGTCCCACAACGGGAGATGGTTGGAGTCGCGGTGCTGGCGCCACTCGCCGACCTTCGACGTGACCCAGCCGACGAGCTGATCGTACTTGCCCTTCTTGACGCCCTCTGCCGTCGGCGCCTTGTCGTCGGGGAGGATTTGGGCTTTGCCCGCGCCCTCGAAGTGCACGACCTCACGTTCCGCCATTGCCTGCTCCCTTAGAATCCGATCACGCTGTCCATCGGTCGCCAGTAGGGCTCGTCGTCGATGTCAGCAAATTGTTCGTACAGGTGGCTCTTCGCCAGCTGCTCAACCATCGCCAGCGAGTCGGGGATGTCGTCGTGCACCAGCCGCGACGGGAAGTGCACCAGCTGATCCTCGGCCTCGCTGTTCCACGGTGCCCGCCGGAACACGATGTGCCCGTGCTCGAAGCGACCCTGCAACGCCCAAATGATCCTGTCTTCCTTGCTCTCGTTCGCGTGGGTCAGTGCCTCGACCCGCAGCGGAATCTTGCGCTTCGCCGCGAGGGACACGAGATGCGGCGACACCGCGTTGAAGAGCGCGCCCTTCTCGATCCCGACGTTCAGCGCCTTGCAGCTCTCGACTGCGTCGACGAATCGGCGCGCAGTCTCCTCGATGCCCCAGCGCCCGTAGTAGATGTCGCGCACCCACCACTTGCCCTTCGGCGTGATCTTGACCACGCAGATCGACGTGTAGTCGAGTTTGCGCTGCCGGCGGTTCTCGGCGAGCGCCACGTCGGCGAAGCCCGCCAAGTCCATCGTGACGTACCACTCGCCTTCCTTCGGCTCCTCGTCGTCGTACTTGAACCAGTCCCGCTTGAACTGGTTCGCGCCGCCCGTCTCGAAGGACGCGAGGTACTCCTGCCGGAACGTCGAGGAGGACATCGACTTCTGCGCGGCCTCCACTTCCTCCGGCGGCAGGAACGGGTTGTCCTTGCTGGTGAAGTGGTACGCGCCCCACTCGGGGTCGTTCGCGGTCAGGGCGTACTGATACAGATCGTAGAAGTGGTTCCGCCCGTCGGGCGTCCCGATGAAGAGCGCCCGCCCCTTCACGTCGGAGAGCGTCGGGCGGATGATCGACTCCCACACCGACGGCTTCATCGACGCGTACTCGTCGAGGATCGCATCGAACAGGCCGACCCCTCGCATCGTGTCGGGCCGGTCCGACCCCTTGATCGCAATCTGCACGCCGTTCACGAGGTCAACGACACCGTCGTTGATGTGAGACGATTCGATCAATGGCGCTACCATGTCCAGCAGCGGGCGCCAGTAGATCGCCTTCACCTGCGGCTGCACCGGTCCGACGATCCACACCGGCTTCTTGCGCACGTTCCGCGGCGACAGCGCCGAAGTCACCGCCCTTTTTAGCGCGAGGTCCGACTTGCCGAACCGTCGCCCCGCGGCGAGCACGAGGAATCGGCGCGGGTCGTTGAACACCTGCATCTGCGCAGGATGCAGGTGCAGGTCAAGCGAGATCACTCAGTCAAACTCCGACTCGGTCGTGTCGTCCAGCTCGTCGTCCTCGAGGGACGCGAACTGGTCTTCCCGTTTTTCCGAATCGCCCTCGACCATCTCCTTCGCCGAGGCGAGGTCCGAGCCGAGGATGAACGACTGGCCGGCTTCGCTGGCCTTGCGCAGGAGCATGTTCTGCGTCGTGGAGGGCAGCGCCTCGAAGCATTCGAGCGCGGCCTTCTGCTCCTCGGACAGCGCCATCCCTTCGCCGAATTCGCGGCGGATGCGCTCCTTCGGGGAGAGCGCGGCGAACGGCAGGCGCGTCTTGTCCGCGAAGCCATACTCGCCGGCCTCGCTCTCGCCTTGCTCCGCGCCGTCCTCCTTCTCGGGGGCTTCCGGCGGGCCTTCGTGCATCTCGTCGCCGCCCATCGGCGCGCCGAGTACGATCGTGATCTGCGGCATCAGCTTGCTCCTTCCACGTCGGTAACATCCGCCGTTGGCGTAACGTCGATCGTGTTACCGTGCGGCTTCACGTTACCGACCACGTTGATCGTGATCTGCGGCTGCATCTTGCCGGCGGCCTCCTCGAGGCCAGCCTCCTTGATCGCCAGCGCCTGAAACGCCTTGCGCGGCACGATGCGATCGAGAAACTCCTTCAGCGCAAACTCGTGGTACGGCGAGGACGGGTCGCTCGCATACATCGCCAGCAGCTCCATGATGACCGGGGCCTCGCGGTTCAGCACGTCGGCCCCCGCCTGCATGGAGAGGATCGTCGTCAGCCGGCGCGAAATCCCGTGCATGTCCTTCAGCCCGGACACCTTGCGCTGGAGGATCGCCGCCCTGCGGCGCGCCTCGGCCAGCGTGGCGGGCGGCTCGGTGATCACGGCCAACAGCTTGTCCGCAGGCAACCCCGCATCGGCCACCGCCTGCAACTTGACCGCCTCCTTCACCACCGGGTCCTTCGTCTGCTTGAGGCCGCCCTTCGTCTTGCGGTCGATCTCGCACTGCAGACACCGCTTGCGCACGAAGTGCCCGCCGGGCATGACGCGCCAGAAGTCCTCCGTGAGAGGCTTCGTCTTTTGGCACTCGGGGCAGCGGCACTCGGACAGAGTATCCCCGCCAGTAGCAGATGCGGCGTCCATGTTCTCAGTATAGCACGCGTGTTGCGCAAACGCTCGGTTGACGCGTATTGCAGTCAACCCCGCGCTCGAGGGGCTGGTTGACGCGTATCGTAGTCAACCCCGCGCTGGGTACGGTTGCGCCCGTATTGGGTGCGGGCGTTGCGGAGTCTGAGATGGGCGGGCGGACTCCGCAAAGGTGTCAACTATTCGACATATACCTGAAAATACCCCTCGCATGTGCGGCGCTGGGTCCCAAAATTGGATCGCGGCCCGCAACCCCCCGCCCCCCTCCCCCCGTTAGCACTCACTAACGTCAGTGAGCGCTCGCGACCTAGCACGAGGCGTGCCCGAATAGCAGGCCGCAGCAAGCACGCGGCAGCCCGCGGCCCGAGCCGCAGCGGGCGAGCGGCGGCCGCGCCTCGTGCTCCCCGCATTTCGCATTCCGCAATCCGGTTTCCGCAATCCGGTTTCCGGCAGCGTGCACGAGGCGGGCGCTTTTGGCGTGCTTGCTGCAGGCTGCAGGCTGCAGAGTGCGGGCGGCGGGCGGCAGAGTGCGAGAGGCGCGCCGGGTACACTATGCGCCGGTCAGCCGGCCGGCGAGCCGTTGCGCATAGCGGAATGGCATTGCGGATTACGGGACTGTTATAACTAGGACAAATGGCGGCCGAAGACAAGCGATGCCGCCGGCCGGCGCTGGAGCCCGCTACCATCCCGAGCCGCCGAGCCGCGCCCGCCGATCGCCGAGCCGCGCCCGCCGATCGCCGAGCCGCCGCCCGCGCTCCGGCCGCTACAGGCCCGCGCATCGGCCAGCGTCCCGCGCAGCGCGCGCACGGCAGCCGCGCCGGCCACGAATTAAATGCAGCGCGCCAGCGGTTGCCCGTCAATCGGCCAGCCCGTAAACGTAAAGCGTAAAACGCTCTCCCCCTTATAGGGGGGAGAGAGCGTTTTACACACGCCATATTTTACAAGCGTAAACTCCCAAGCTATTGATTACAAAGGGATGTA